ATGGCACATGGCCACCGAGGTGGACATGATCTCTGAGTTCATCCACCATATCTTGGTCAACCTCTATTCCATTCCATACAATAGGAAACTCCAAGCTCAGGTAATACCAGTCTGTAATAAGCTGATTGAGCAGTCTTGCATAGTCATAGAAGATTGGATACCCCTTCTCCATCATGCCAAAGTAAAGGTCCAGCGTTCCAGAAACCATCTCTCTAAACGGAACCTCAAGTTCTTTGGACTCCTTCTCAAGAACCTTCATGGCCCTTGCTATGACAAAGACGCTTCTCCGCTTCTTCCCGATGCGACAAGCGGTTCTCTTCTTCCACTCGTCCAACAGGATGTAGCGGTTGGTGCCTCGATAGAGGTATCTTTCGGCCCGGTTTCCGGGCCGCGTGTAGCGTGTTCGGGGATTAGTTTTTCTTTTCATCGAATCAACCTTGACAACCAGATAGCCACAGGCTATCAGAACAGTGCGACAGTGGCGTTCAACCACTGAGGAGGTAGTATGACAGCAAGCAAGAATTGGCCACTACAAATAGATGGCCGTAACATTGAATCTAAACTTCGGGAGCTAAGGCGACCATTCGTTGACGATGAGATTTACTGGAGGGCACAGACTATCACTGGCTCAAAAGGTAATGGCAGGGCTATGATTTTAGCTTATGTTGATAGTAGATGTATACAGGAGAGACTAGACAATGTACTTGGACCTCATAATTGGCAAACAGAAATCAGAGTTGACGGAACAAAGAACCTCGCTGGCATTGGAATTAGAGTTGCCGGTGAGTGGGTTTGGAAATGGGATGGAGCAGGAGACACCAAGATCGAAGCCGAGAAGGGAGGAATCTCAGACTCGATCAAGCGTGCTGCTGTCCTCTGGGGAATGGCAAGACACCTTTACGAACTCGACACAACTTGGTGTGACATCCATTCAAGTAAACCAAACGATGTACCCAAGCACAGATTAGTATATATAAACGACTATAAGAAGGGCATCAAGGGCTGGTGTGTTGCTCCCTCTATACGGGAGATACAGAGACATCTGCTATCTATAGATGATTTAGTCAGGCATATAGACAAGCCAAAATCAAGAAGGCTTATGCGCTTTAAGATCGTTGCTTCTAAGAACGACATCGAGCCTACTGGCCCTCAGATTCAGGCTCTGGTTGAGGCCGCAACAGCCAAGTTCAAGGACGGCAAGTTCACTGGCAAGGGTGCTACTCACCCAACCAAAGCCAGCGATAAGCAAATAGAGATTGGTTCTCATCGTGCTGTCAAGTGGCACGAAGACGGGACGATTCATCAGATGATTAAACAATACTTTAACGAAGTCGGGAACAGTGAGGTTCCATTTTAGGAGGTGAGTGATGGGATTTAGAAACCAATATCCAAACTCTGTTAGTTTCTGTGGCCTAGTCACAGAGATAGATGACTGCGGACCATCAGCCTCTAGCGGTAAGAAAGTTAGGGCTAAGATTCGGAATCCTAACCTAGAACAATCAAAGTTCGATACCTATGTTACAGCCCTTGCTTTTGGTAAGAACGCAATAAGGCTTTCGGACGAGTGTATGGGGGAGGTTGTTCACATTCTTGGGAGGGTAGGCAGCGAAGGAACAAGTACAATTTTATTAGTAGACAAGATTTATTTAACAGACGAAGCACCCTTGGGGGAACTATGATGGAAGTCAATAACGACGATATGTGGATTGAAGTTGAACACGGGGTATTCTTACCTGACATAGCAAGAATGGTTCTTGCTAGGCTGGCCGAGCGTAAACCAATAACATCTAACTATGATACATCTGAGCTAGGCAAGATTCTTGTCCGCCAGCTTGAGGAAACAAGGGACGGTCCAACCGGCTCTCTCCGGTTAAGCTCTGCTGGTAAGTGCCAACGAGCACTGGCTTACGACTATCACCACTATAAACCAAACGGTTTTGTTTCAGACGAGAGCGCTCCTATCGTCTTTGCTGTTGGTGATATTGTTGAGATGCTGATAGTGGCTGCCTTGCACGATGCAACTGACCAAATCAAAACAATAAACATAACAAGTACCGGACTAAACCAAGAGACAGTATGTCTTGAGGTTCCAATCCCTGCCAATCCTGATCTCATCACAGCCCCTACTCACTATAGAGATAATGCCACGAGGGTTGCTAGGATTTCTGGACACCCTGATGGCATTATGTCTATCCCGATGTACCGCCGGGGGCTTCTAGGAGAGGAAGAGTTCACAATAGTAGACGGCATACTTGAGGTTAAGTCAATGAGCGACTACGGCTTCAAGCGATTCCGCGATGGGGGCTTAGGCAAGGATGACTTGTATAATTATCAGACCCAAGCCTATCAACTAGCCAAGACTCAGATGACAGGCAAGCCATTCAACTGGACCTATATGATTGCTCTTGGTAAGAATGTCACGGTAAAGGATGGCATCATCAGAGAGGATGGGTCTTGGGCAAAGGCAAAGCCTATCGTCGGTCACTGGGTCAAGGGTGACGACGACATCAAGCACGACATTGTAAACCGTTTGAGAGAAGTAATACTAACCCGTAACCCAGAGGAGATAGACCGACCATATAAACCATCAACAGCGAAAGCTACCAAAGGACAGTTACGATTCCCGTGTGATTGGTGCTCACATTGGAAGACTTGCTGGCCTAACGCCTATGAGGAACCAGCCTCATCAGGCTTTTATCAAAAGAGCACCAAGATCAAACTGTTCGTAGGAGAATAAGATCATGTTAAATAAAAGTATAATAATTGGCGAGCTAGTTAATGAGCCTGAAGAGCGTCAGGTGGGACAGAAAAGCGTTCTTAATCTTAGGGTTAAGACTTGGGAAACCAGCAACGGACAGCGGTATGATGCTTACCACTCTGTTCAAATCTGGGGAGACAGGACCAAGGCGGAGGCAAGAGAGTGTAGGGTTGGTGACCTTGTTATGTGTGAAGGTAAATACACCACCAGAAAGGCAGAAAAGAATGGCCAAACGGCGTACTATTCATCGCTTACTGCGTTTAATGTCAGCAAGTTTACTTCGCAAGGTATCAGCCAAGGGGAAGCCCAGCCAAGGGTGGGGGAAGGCCGTCCCTCTGATAGAACCCGTCCTCCAGTCGGTGGAGGACATGGACCGGTGGATACTGGGAACGGTGCGACACATAGCACTAGCGTATCTGATTCCAGCGACAGAAGTAATGATGTCCATGACCAGTGGTAGCGATGAGCTAGGGTTTGAAGTGGAAGATGATAGTCTTGCTCCTTGTATTCGCATACCTTGGGACAAGACTATCATCCGACACAGCATAACCCTTATACGGTACGACCATACCACGAGAATGATATACGACAACAAGGGTAAGCTCAAAGGGTTTATCTATGTTGACGAGGAGTCTATCGTTCGGTGGCTTGCTGTCGATGGAGACTACCTTGAGTAGTCGTTCTCGCCGTAGCAATACACTAGCAAGGCAGCGCCTTAGAAAATTAAAGGCGCACCTTGGTAGTGTTCACGCTATGCAACATAGTCTGTTTACCAACACTGGATGCAGAACAGAGATTAGTTGTATCTATGACTGGCTCGCTGGTGTCCGGTGTCCAGATGGTAGGATTGTTACCCTTGGTCCGCCGGTAAGATACCTTGTTAACGAGTGGATCTCTTCATTCGATTACGAGCTTCCATCCATCTACGGCCCCTTCGACGAGGATTGGTGGTGGACCCTTGTTGGTCCCTCGTATGAAGAGCTACCAATAAACGCAACATAGGTAAAGCAATGAACAAAGCACACTACATTATAGGATTAGACTTAGGCACCAAGTGCGGCTGGGCTGTGCTGGGTAACGGTGTCCTTACACCAGTGGGTAAGCGCATCGCTTCTGGAACTTGGAACTTCTCACCAAAGCGTCACGAGGGTGGCGGTATGCGCTATGTTAGGTTCGCCAATAAGCTTAGAGAACTACTTGATAAGTGGTCCTTTGATATATCCCCTCAAGGAACCAGCGTTCA